AAAGAACACAGAAACGCTATCGCTAGGAAAAATGACGCCAAACCGGAAAGGAAAGAAGTAAAGAAAGAATGGAATGAAAATAATTATGAAAAGGTTGCATTAAAAACAATGAATTATAGACAACGAAAATTGGAAGAAAATCAGGAAGCATATTTGGCGCATAACGCAGAGACCGCCAAAAAATGGAGGGAAAACAATGCAGAGAAAATGATAGAAGCGAATGAATATAAGAAAAATAATAAGGAGTTACAATATAATATTTATAAAAGAAACGCGGGTTGTAAAAATCTGGATTTTTTAATTACGTTTGATGAATATTGTGATATTGTAACAAAAGAATGTTTTTATTGTGCACTTGTGCAAGAACGCGGATTTAATGGAATAGACCGTAAAGACCAAACGAAAGGATATATATTCGATAATTGTGTCAGTTGTTGTAAAATGTGTAATTACATGAAAGGCTCAACAAGTGACGAAGTGTTTATAAAAAGAGTAGAACATATTTTAACATTTCAAAGGAAAATTAGTGGAAATCTATATCCAGAGTGTTTTGCTCATCATAAAAGTGTTTTATATTGTCAATACAGAAACAGAGCTATAAAAAAACAGTTGGATTTTGTATTAACTCCTGAAGATTATAACGTTATAATTAAAAATGATTGTTTCATGTGTGGTAAAAAAACTGACCAACATCACCAAAACGGAATCGATAGAATGGATAATACAAAAGGATATATATTAGAAAACATTAACGCGTGTTGTTGTGAGTGTAACTTAATAAAAAAGGATTACGCATATGATGATTTAATAAATAAAATGATGTTAATTTATGAAAAACACAATAAGAAACAAGAAATTACGGACGTGGAAAACAAAAGCAACGAATTAGCAAAACCTGAAATATTAGAAAACACAATGATATTTGATTCTTGTGAAAATAACAGGCACATGATGGCAAATAAAAATAAAAAAACAAAAGAAGAAATAAAAGAGGCAAATCGTCTTTATAAACAGAAACAACGAGAAAAAATGAAAGAAAAATATGGAAACAATGAATATAAAAAAATACGCGCAAAAGAAATCGCGGATAGTAGAGCTAAAAAGAAAGAGAATAGTGTGTAAATTGATATGTAAAAGATATTTACAAATCAATATAGTATAATTTTTATGATTATTTTTATTTTTTGTTGGTCAAATTTGTTGGTCATAATTTTAGGACCATATAATATAAAATGTTGGTCAGAATCCAGCCATTCCGGTCAATTTGAGTAGGCAACACCAGCCATACCAGACATAACGCGGAGGACGTTGTAGTTCACGGCATAGACACGGACCTTGGCGGTGGCGGTGCCGGCAACAGCGCCCGACGAAAGGACGAGCTGGAGAACAGCGTTATCAATGCGCGAGAAGTTGCACGAACCGCTGGGCTGGTGCTCTTCAGGTCTTAAGGCAAAGCTGTATACGTTGATACCAGAGTCGGGGCTACGAGTGTGGTGCTGGTAAGGCTGGACAACATCGAAGTAAGAGCCCTCACGCTCAGAGAAGCGGTCCTGGCCATTAAGCTGAAGCTTAGCAGTAACGACAGGGTTCTCACCCCAGCAGTGCATGTCAAGAGCGGTCTCAGCAAGAACGAAAGTGCCCGCGTCGGAAACATTGGAGCCACCCATATTAGCGGAATAAGGAGGGATGGGACCAGCAGCAAAGGGTGTTTCGACATTAGCTGCGGCTTTCCAATAGTTGGAGGCAAAACCATCATCGGTAGCACCAGGCATCTGGAAGAGACCAGAGGTGTTGATGAATGCGTTGGTTCCACTGATATCCTCGGGACCACCATAGGCGTGGAACGCAGGGGGAAGGGCATCAATAGCATCGGTGTAGTTGAAGGGCTGGGCACCGAGCGTGCGGAAAAGAACAGTGGTGGGGTCAAGGGAAGCACAGTAGTCAACGTTGGCATCGGGCTGAACAACCCAGATAAGCTCCTTGCAAGGGTGGTTGAAGTTAAGCTTAATCTTGTTAGATGAGGAGCCTACAGACTCATCGCCAGTGAACTGGAGCTGCTCAATGAGGTACTCATGGGGGTTCTGAGCCATCTTGCGGCGCTCATCAGTGTCGAGGAAAATGTAGTCAACATAGAGAGACGCGGCAACAAGGGACTGCTGGTAAGCAGCAGAGGCAGAGACAGTGGCGGCAGTAGTCTTGGTAAGGTCAGTAACGGCCCAGAGGCACTCACCAATAGGGCGGAAATCAATGTTAATCTTAACCTCGTGGTATTGAAGAGCAATAAGGGGAAGGGCAAGGCCGGGGTTGCGGCAGAACCAGAACTGAAGAGGAATGTAGAGAGTGGTCTCAGGAAGGGCATTGCGGGGAGCGCAAACCTGGGCGGGGCCACCAGCGGCAGCACAAGGTCCGGAGATTTGGGCAAAAGCGGGGTCACAGATGTACGAAAGATGGGTAGTGTTACCAATCATCTTCCAGTATCCACGGCGCTGCTCGTTGGACATGGTAAGCTGGTTCCAGATGTGCATCCAGTCACCGTATTGACGGTCAATGCGCTGTCCACCAATCTCAACCTCGACCTGAGCAATAATTTGCTCACCAATAAAGCTGAGCCAGCGAGCATAGACACCTAGACCACCAGTGCTGTTCATGCCCTGGTTAATCTCAGGGAGAACGAGCTGAAGGTAGGTACGGTAGCATAAATCACCGTTGCGGCTGATTGTGCAGGTAACACGGCGACCGAAATCGGCCTGGCCAGAGAAAGTCTGCTCAATAGACTCCATGGCAAAGTTGGTATGACGGCGGTAAGAAACCTTCCAGAAAGTAATCTCGGGGGTACCAGTAAGGAACACGTCCTGGGCACCGTAAGCGACAAGTTGCATCAATGCTCCGCCCATGCTAGCGACTTTGGTATATACCATGCTTAGAAAATAATTTCTGGAGAAATTGCTAAATTAATTAATTAATGAATTGACCATACAAATGCATTAATATTCAATAGTAATTATTCTGTTACGCAACAAGCAAATAAATTTATTCTGCGCCTTCTTTAATTGCTGAAAGACGGTCTGTTCGCTTAGCAGTTTTATTTGAAGACGAAGGACGTTTACTAATAGTTGCCGATTTGAACTTGCTGACTGGTCTAATATATTTTGAATTAGGTCCTATTTTTGCACTAAAACGTTGCTTTTGTAAACTGGCCCGGGAAGTTAATGTGCCCTTACTTGGATGTGCAGTAAGTGTCATCATCTTTTTCATTTTTGTACCATAAAAATGATTTACAATAGAAGCCAAATTATGAAGGGTTAAATCACGCTCACGGAAACTACCTTTCACATGATTTTTCAAAAATAAATTTATTTCATACATAAAAAATCGATTTTCTAGGAGCACTTCATCGTTTTTTAAATCAAAGTTGGTAGAAAAAACGTCCCAGCCCGATTCTTTTAGCCAATCTTCTCCCTTTTCTAGACGTTTGAAATATGAAACCATGGAAAACAGAGGATTCCCAAAATTAGGGTCGTTTTCGGGTAAGTCACTTGTGTGCGCATCATAATTAAATTTATAATTTCCTTCTTCGTCAAAATCATCGCCTTGGTCTTCGTCGCCATATTCTCTTTCATAAAACGACTCAATAATGGAAGGCTTATTCAAAAAATCCGCTATATTATTTATACCATAATGTTGTTTCATAATTACCTTTGACCGTTCATACAAAACCTCATTAGAATGTCTAGAAGAAAAGGTTAAATAATCTTTTAAATAACTGGCCTTACTAAAGATGTCGACGTGATTCACAATTAACATATTTAATTTATAAAACATCAAGAACAAATAGATTTTTAGTGTTTTTCCGATTTCACTAGTCAGTACAATGTGTTTTTCAGACGATGTATTATGAGCGGCTATAAGTTTATCAACTTGTTCCTCAACAAATAATAATGTTTGCATTTCGTAATCTACATTTTTTGCCGCTGATTTACCTTTTTTGACTTTACCATGTATTCTCAAAATTTCTTTCATTATGCTAAGCGAATCTTCTGCTTTACTACGAAATGTCATTTGGGGCGCCATTATTGCATCACCTAACGTTTGTAATTCGCTAACATCATTATCGTCATAAGTATCCATATAATATAAATTGGTTCCTGGTTTATGAAATAAATGCCGCATATTGCCCAAGTAGCTGGTTGGTTGATAATGCGTTTTACTGTTATCATGCATTAATAATTCTCCCTTTGTTTTAGTTAAATTGGCCATATGGTCCACAATACGACTACACGCGTCAACAAACGTATCTATTATTACATTAGGAAAGTCTTGTTTTGGTCGATAATAAGTAACGACAAATTCAACACTTGAAAAACTGTCACAATATTCATTAGTGGCAATATCTTCAGAAAATTTAATATCATAGACTTTCCCTTTTTCGGTTTTAAAAAAATACATGTCATTTTTGGGTATGTTGAGACCTTTACATTTCTCTTTGAGCATGAGATTAAAGTCGGTATCGGCCAAATCATTTGTGATTTGAAATTTTATGGTTTCTTTATTGTCTGATTTACGATTTTCGTAGAAATATTCCAAATAAGATTCGTTCTCTTTCTTTGCCAGGGCAGTTTCTTTTTGGTCAGCTTCATATTCTTCCGGAAATTCTTCTCTAAATTCGCGCAAAAATTCGTCTTCTTCGTCGACTTCTTCCTGTGTCAATGCTGGTGCTTGTCCATGTTTTTTATTTATAGGAATACGTACATGTAAATAATGAGGGTCACTGACGGGTTTAACGGTTTTTCTATTCATCAATAAACTCATTTGTCGTAAAGCAAGGTCAGAATTAATAAGAGTTTTTTTTTTAGAATGCAAAGAAAGTTTAGCCAAGTCACTACATTCAAATTCATATCCAATGCTTAAAATTTTCCTAAAAGCAGCATCGGCACCTAAATCTCCGCCTTTCATTATATATTTGATATTATATATTATACATATTTTTACTTACTGAAAAAGTCAGTAGAAGTAGCATTATGAACAATGAAGTTTTCTAAATAGTTTTCTTGAAATATTTCACGACGACCTTCGTGTTTTTTAGTAAAAATATAGGAGTCTTGGGATTTTTTGACAGACCAGCCCTGGTCGAGGGCATTAGCAATAAATACCATTTTTTGAAATTTTTTACGCTCCATTTGAATGTTGGATGGTAAATTTAGTGCCAATTCCATTTATATATAGTAATAATGCGAAAATGGTGGTTTTACGAAACAATTGATAATAATTTGTTATTATAATATAAATATGGCTGGTTTTAATCATAATCCATTGAATTATTTAAGAAATAAAGACAGGGATACTATAGCATGGAATAAAAAATTAAATAGAGAGGATATAATACATGATAGTCCGGGGTTGACCAGGAATACATTGTTTCAGTCATGTTTGAATGATTTTCCAAATGAAGGAAAAGCTGAACCAGTAGAAGCCCATTTACGTGTTGTTCTTCCAGGAAAAGAATTCAAAAAACCACCAGAGCAACTGAAGAACATAAAAGAATCTATACCAGATACTTATCCGGGTAAAAAACTAGGATTAACAGACAGAATTTCACCTTCTTTTTATTTTGACCCAGCAAGTCGCAAATTTACTGGTCGATTTTCGGAATTGGAAACGTTTTTAGAAGAACAAGACCTTCAGGGCAAACGTATTAATTTGAGTCAATATGGTATTGATAATATTTATTATGTGGTTAATATTAAAAATGAATGCATGGTTTTTGAATTTTATTTTTCAGATAGTAAAAAAAAAAATTTTACCGTAACTATCGACAAAGATGGATACGTTATTACTTCACCCGATGATGGAGAAACCCCTAATCCTTCGTATGTATCAGGAAATGAAGTAAAAAAAGCATTTTTTACTGTAAATAATGATAGCCAAAAACGTGAAATTATTGAAGACGGATTTAGGCTTATATTTTGTAAATTACTCGGAGACTTATCTCATGTTATTTATTCAGACGATAAAACTGCCGTGTTTACTAATGATACATATTTACGAGATAGATGTATAAAAAATAAATGCCCTGCTATATATAGAGAACCTTTGACCAAAGGTTCTCTTAAGAAAGGCGGAGGAAAATCAAAAAAAGTTGTTAAAGTTAGTGGTAAATCAGTTAAACCATTAAATATGATTAGTACTTATGTGTTACACGATATTTACCGTCGAGCAATAAACGGAGGAGGAACAGGGAAAAGTTCAAAAGTAGCTTTTGAAGAAAAATTTGCAAATAACTGTAATAAAATGAACCTACTCAAGGAGATTAAGGAAATTGTATCTAGAATTGAAACATTTTTAAATAAACAACAACGCTCTTTTAAAATAAATGGACGAGACTTTGAATGCACAACAATTATAGAGACAAAATTAAAGTCTATTATTGATTTTTTGGATGGGGAAGTATTAGAAAAAAAGATTGATGAGATAGATACGTCTTTGTCGGTTGAAGAATATAATTCTTTAATCATGAGATGGTTTCCCCTACAAATTTTATTTTGTCCAGAAGACATGAACACGTCAATGTATACTTATGAAGGAGATACGTATTACAGCCCCTTAAACGTAGATAGACTGTTTCCCGAACAAGAAGATAAAATAGGTGATTTTAATAATGTTTTCGAGAAAGGTTCATTCAAAAAATTTGTAATGAACGGAATCATTGATGAAACTAAAAATAAGAGAGGAAGTTTAAACAATATATTGTCTTTTTTATCAAGAGAATTCGGAATATCAACAGAATTTGAAAAACCAGTTGTAACAACGGTGTTGAGAAAAAGCGATGAACTCGACCAAGCCAAGGAACTCCTTTTAAAATTAAAAGACCAAGTATCAATATCTGATGATTTAGCAGAGCTCGTTGATTATGCGATTGATTTTGGAGTATTAACTGAACACGATATTGCTATTGAATATTTAAAGGATATATGTGGCGATGATATAGAAGCACAAAGTTATTATACTCGATTATTGCCTCTTGTTTATTTTGATGGCTATCATGTTTACGATTATGATTTGCTTAAAGCTTTTGTTAAATTATGTGAAGCAGGAAAAGCACCTAGAGGAAACGACGGGTTTTTAGAATTTTTGGCAGAAAAAATGAAAAAAGACGAAGAAGTAGAACCAGAAAGTGACGAAGAAGTAGAACCAGAAAGTGACGAAGAAGTAGAACCAGAAAGTGACGAAGAAGTAGAACCAGAAAGTCCGTTTGAAATAGAGAAAACACCTATTCAGCAGAAACCAGTATCCGAACCGGAGATTTCTAATGTTTTTGGTTTTAAAGACAATTTTAATTTTAAAACTATTGCTTCCAGACCAAGAAAAGGGTCTAAAGTACCAGGTACTGTTTCAATATTTCGAGCAGTACATGGTGGTTCTCGAAAAACCCTCAAAAAACGCAGAACCAAACGCGCCAAAAAATCCAATAAAAAGTCAAAACGCATATACCGCAAACATTAATTAAACTTACACACAAAGAACTCTTGATGAGTTTATTGAAAATTAATTTAATTTAATAAACAGGAGGAGGTACGGGGGAACCTTGGTTCCCTCGTAACATTAATCGCATAAAATCAATATAAAAAATCAGATTCATTTATTTATAAATAAATGAATCAAAACTCAAAAAAACTGGTACCAAAAACTACAAATACAATAGACGAAAAACACAAAGAAATGTTACAATCCTTTCATGATAATGAAACCAGTACCATACCAGATTTGATAAAAGAAAAGGACAGACTTAAAAGTTTAATACCAACACTAAAAGAGAACGAAATCGACACATATATGGACATAAAAGACAAGGTTCTCGCAATACAACGCCAAATCAAGGATTTAAAACACGCCAAAAAACGCTATCTTTTAGACAACTCCAAATACATATTTGATTATTTTGAAGAAAAGAAGAAGATTAATACAGGCGATAACAACCAAAACTCCGTGGTTCTCAATTCCTTCTTTAAAATTAAAGCAAAAACAAAGGACGCATCCGACCCCAACAATGATAAATATAATCAAGCCAAACGTTCTTATCAAAATTATTGGCGTAATGTGAATGCCGACATTATAAATATACAAGATTTTGTGGTTAAATCAGATATTTGTGAGGCATGTTATCAAGGAGAACTAATTCCTCAGGACGAAGAGGGAATATTAATATGTAACAATCAAAAATGTGGAAAATTTATTACTTATATTATTGATAGTTCAAAACCCACGAATAAAGAGCCACCAAATGAGGTTTCCTATACTGCATATATTCGTCTTAACCATTTTAAAGAAATCCTATCTCAATTTCAAGCCAAAGAAACAACGCAAATACCCGAGGAAGTTATTGAAGCAATTCGTAATCGTATTAAAAAAGAGCGTATTAAAGACATAAAGCTTATAAATTACGACAAAATGCGAGAAATATTAAGAAAATTAGGTCTCAATAAATATTTCGAGCATATTCAATACATTAATAGCATCTTTGGTATTAAACCACCAATTATGAATGAAGAATTACACGAAACTCTATGTGTATTATTCATAGAGATTCAAAAACCTTGGGCGGTCCATTGCCCGGCAAACCGTACTAATTTTTTCAATTATACTTATACCCTATATCAGTTATGTGTACTATTAGACCAGGTACAATATTTACCTTATATACCCATGATGAAAGACCGCGAAAAACAGTTAGAGCAGGATATGATATGGAAGAAAGTATGTCATGAATTAGATTGGGAGTTTTTTCCAACTGTATAATATAAATATATGAAGACAAAATATATTTATATTCTATTATTTTTCTTTGCATTATCACTATTTTGCCTTTATTTTGTAAAATCAATAGAAGCCAATTCCGAGTCAAACCCACCAATACATTTGGGAAATTATATATGTAGATATTTTTATAATTTAGGGAAATCCATTCATGAGAAAAAAGATTTCGAATTCGATGTGCCTGATAGTATCGACTTTGTAAAGAATTTGCCCAAAAAAATAAATTATAAAAAAGAGTTCGATTCTATACGAAACGAAATGATTGCAGAGGGCATAGACGACCAATGGTTTATTCATAGTCAACCAAATGATTATGGTGCTTTTGAAATGAAAGACGTAAAAACGGAGAAATTCTGGCTCGCTCTTAAGCCACTTGCGCATAAAATTATGGATGAGTCGTTTAAGGTTAGTAATATAGTAAAAACTGTAGATAATCCAGTCATTCATTTTAGATGTGCCGACGTACCATTCTCGAAGCATCCCGGTTATTTGTTCCAAAAATATACGTTTTTTAAAGACGCTTTAACTGAAATCACAAAGCGAACAAAAAAACATGATAAAATAATCTTGTCTTATTGTAACACGCATAGGTCGGGTCAAATAGAAAGGGAATCTTGCGATATATATGCAAAATCAATAAAAGAATATATTGAGACGTTGGACTACAAAGTAGATGTGCAATGTAATGAATATATTGACGATTTTGCGATAATGTTCTACGCGCCTGCTGTTATTTCAAGTGGTAGTTCGTTTTCGTTTATGGCTGGATTTTTTGGAAAGGGGGTTTTTATATCAGCGGGGCACCAGTTCTATGAATCACCAGAGCAAAATAATTATTTGAATGATATTGGGGATTGGCTTTTTAAAGGTTATAATATATCGCATTCATCGGTTGCTGATTATACCGATACAGGTTCAGTAATTAAATTATTATCAGAAGAATAAAAAATGTGTTTATAATTAAATGGCTAAAAAATATATTTATATTATTCTCTTACTTCTACTTTCACTTTTTGTGATATTATTGGCTATATACACAAAACATATCGACCCGTTTACTCAAAAAAGGACGGCATATTTATTAACTTGTAACAAAGAAAGTAACAGAACAAAATTTAGTGAGGATATATTAAAAAAAATAGGATTTAACGTAGAGCTATTTCAGTGTATTAAAAATGAGGATAAAGTTTTGTCGAACAAAATAAGTATGTTAGAAATATACAAAAAAATAGCTGCTGGTTCCGAAGAATGGGGATACGTATTTGAGGATGATATAAATGTTCTCGATAAAATTGACATTGACGAACTAATACAATATGAGAACATTTCAAAAAAGTTTTTTTATTTGGGAACGTGCGGATATGAAAATAAAGACAATTTTTATAATAGTGAATCTATAAACGGTAAGCGGGTGGCTAAAATAAAAGGTCCTGTTCGAGGTTTACATGCCATAGCACTATCCAAAGATGGAGCAAAAGAATTATTAGAGTTCTCAAAAGATAATTCGGAAATTTATATGGACACTATATTAGAATCTTTTGCCCAGAAACATAATCCAAATGTAGTTAGATATGATTTAGTTAGCCCGGATGATAGTGGGCATAGAGGAATATTTTTCCAAGACCGTAATCAGTTTCCAACAACAATATAATATTATAATACTCTCGTATAATATTATGATTTATTCGTATGTTGGTGCATCTTCGCCCAACACCTCTATAATGATGCGCATTTGATTTGCGTCAAGTTCTCGATTTCCGTTATGATTACGGAAAAAAATTATCTTGTTGTCTTTGATTAGGCCTTTTATTTTTTCTTTATCTTCATTCAAATTTGGAACAAAATGAAACCCGTAATTTGTCGTGTTTTTGAGAACCGGTTGCATTTCTACTTCAGGCATTTCGTTCTGTACAAATTCACCTAGGCTTGCATCGTCGATTTTTCCCATATCTATTTTCTCTTTATTCTCAATTATGTTCATTAATACATCTGGTGAGAAAATGATAGATGTTCCACTACTAAATATAATTGTATTTTCTGGTAATGCCTCTTTGTTTTTGTTATATTGCATGTTCCAACATAATGCACATCCATATCCTACTGCGTTTTTACGTAAATCTTTTTCCAATAAATCAAATCTTACTACTGTACTAATATTACTACGTACGACATAATTGTAATTTGGTATTTCATCTTTAAAATATTCGAATGCGTCTATAGTTTTTTTTAATATTCCAGGAATAAATGATTCGTCTCCCTTTACGTACAAAATATCGTCTTTTAATTCAAAATCTTTATCTAAATCAGATTTGAAGCAGTAATAATAGGTGGTAACATATGAAAACTTTTTATAATATTCACAAGTCATTTTTTGCATTCTGTCATAAGGGCCACCGCCATCCGCGGAATATAAGACCAGATTTAATATTTTTATTGGTTTTTCTTCATCTTCAAACGTCTCGACTCGTTGAAATAAAAGTGAAACTAACACCACTAGTAATAATATACCTATTAAAAAAAACTTTTTATCTAAAAGCATAGCTAGCTTATAATATGCGCACATTATATTACAAACTTAATTTTCTAATTTAACCTCTCTTTTTATGAGACCTGTTACGCTTGGTTCTACAGAAAGAACGCTTAGAACCTGACGCGCGTTTGCAGCTTTTGGACGCACGTCTGCATTTTTTTACGCTTTTACCGCGACACTTTACGGAACGAGGCATACTATAGAATAATAATATATTTTATTATTTTATATTAACCAACCATACGGAGGCCACCAATCAAATTAGCGCCTAAACCAAAACCAGCGCCCGCGCGCGCGCTTTCACCAATAGAAGGAACGAAAACATCAAGAATGCTAAATGTGGCAGCAGCACTGAGAGCTAAGATGATTACTTCCTCTAAATTGAGGGATTTTTTGGGAATAACCACAGCTACAAGGGAAATAGCGATACCAAGAACCAAATACTTGATAATGCGCTTTATAAGCTCAGAAAAGTTCACCATACCGCTCATTTTTTGCAGTTATATACTATAACAACAAAAAAATAGCTGAATAAATAAAATAATTCCTAAATCACTTAAACATTGTTCTCTTCATAATATAATAAATGTCTACGTTTGAAAAGAAGACTTTGGATAACGGGAAATCTAACCCTAAATATATTGATTTATGTGACGAGGACCAACCCATCGCGGGACAAAAATTTGCGTGTATGTCTTTTGTTTCACCCGAAAAGATATTGAAGAAGCGCGAGATTTATTTGTTCGATGAGTTTGTGAAGCAATGGGATTTTTCCAAGTCTATGGAAAAGTTTGGAGAGTTTTTGCAATTTATTAGTTATAAATACAATCTTCGTGCTGATGACGTAATGAAAAACTTTGACGAGTTTAAAACAGAGGAGTTCGACAAGTTGAAGGCTGTATCAGTAAATGATGATTATAAAAATTTTATGGATAAGCACGAAGATAGATTGAACGAGCAGTTTAATAAAGCAAATGGTTTTCAAACTTCGGTACGTGGTCTGAAGATACGTGGTGTATTTCCCACACAGGAAGAGGCCGAGATGAAGTGCAAAAAGCTTCGTGACATGGACCCTCATCATGATATTTTTGTTGGACCAGTCGGTATGTGGATACCTTGGGACCCGGATGCATATAAGACTGGTCGTATGGAGTTTATGGAAGAGCAGCTTAATGCCCTCCACAAGTCAAAATTGGAGAATGAGGAAAAGGCAAAGGAGGAATTTGAACGTCGCGTTAAAGAATCAAAGAAGAAGGCGATAGAGGATAATATTAAACTAGCCGCTAAGTCAGGAAACGTTCTAACGCAGACTATGGACGAAGAAGGTAATTTGGTAGGTGTCAAAGAAAAGGTAGATTTTGAGGAGCGCGAGGTTGCCGATGAGGAGACAACGCGTCTTTATAATGAGGCTATTGTTAAGAAGGCACTCGAACAAACTGAAAATTTACCTGTGGATTAATAAATCAATAATGTAAATAACAAATTAATCACACTGTAAATGTATATAATTTATTTTAGTTATATATGTATATGAAGTATATGTTGTTTCCTTTTACATTATGTGTACCGTTTAAAAAAAACAAAATATCAAAACTACGTGAGCAGAACGAGCCAACAGAATACAATGACTTTATTGATGAAGGAAAAATAGCGGATATCAAAAACCAGCAGGCAGTAGAGAGATTCGTGATTATATATATATTTTTATTGCTTATATGTTATTATAACGTCTATTTATTTTCCGTTATACTGCCGAAATAATATTTTGATATCAAACCAATATATTATTTTTTTTTATAAGTCTTTCGACTTTTTTTACCCTTTGCTCTTCTTGATTTACGTTTTCCTCCTGACTGCATCTCTTCTTGAATACGCTGAGCTAACGCCTGACTTTTTAAAACCTTTTTTTGACCAGCCTCGTCCTGACTCCAAAATCGTCCATTCGTATTAGCTGGCTTACTATAATTATTAATTACTTGTTCGGGACCCTGATATGCATTAGGATTTTTTGAAGCTATGGGAATATAGTTACGTGGTTCAGGACTTGGACTCGACTTTTTGGATAAAGAAGGCGATTTTGATTTTTTAGACATTGATGAACGTCTATATGGGGTCATAGCTGGTCTTCTTGAACCAGGACTTGGTGATTTTACTTGCATGTTTATAATAAACTGATAAATTATTTCCTAAAAATCGGAATATCCATTTACATCGTGAATTATTGAATTAACAATACCAATAATAACTGATTTGGGTTGATTTGAGCCAACCGCATAAACAATATTATATAGTTTTTGAAATAAAATGCGTTTGTGTGTTTGTAATTTTGGGGCTAAAGGAACAGCCACATTTGAACCGGAAGGAGTAGTTTGAGTTCCCGACGATAAAGGTAAAACATTTTGAGCAAATTCTCCGGTATAATTTCCGGCGGGTGATAGATTCATGACAATATACGATTCATTTGTAGTATAATCTGTAGATATACCAATACCAAATTTAGTACTAGCTACCCATACTAAAGCAGTAAAATGTCCCGTGGTTTCACTAAATTCGGGTTTATTAAAATCGTATAAAGCGATTTCGGCGTACCATGCATCAATAGCTTTTTTTATAAGCATTACATTATCATTTCCGTATCCTTGAAAAAAAGCGAGGTTTTCTCCGTAACTAGTATTTCCGCTATGTTGTATTAAATGCTGAGATTTCAAATTTTGAGCCCAGGCTTGTGATTCATTGTAAATATTGCTATCCCATGATAATGGCGGAGCCTGATTTTTAGCTCGGTACATATTTACGTAATTAGTAATATCCGTTTTTTGCGAATCGGTTAACAAGGACATTATATATTTAAAATATAGAATGTCTGCTAAATTATTTTTAATGCATATTAGGTCACAATATAAATTAGTATTTTATAATTTTACTTTACAAAATAATAGAAAAAACTATATAAACATTATAACACAAAATACATGAGAATGCACACATTTTTACAAATAGCTCAAGCTGTTTTAAATCTATCTTATAAAAATAGATTACCTATACATTATTTGGACGGTTCTTTTGATAAAAATTATAAATATATTAGGGAACAATCAGTTCATGAGGCAATGCTACCTGATTCGGAAAGAAGAGGTGCTGAAAAACAATTTATTATTATGTATATTACAGATAATAATGTTTCGCTCCGCTCCAAATTCGTTTTCCTACAAAAAGTTCTTGAAAACATCTTTATGAATGATTCATCAATAAACCGATTCATGTATTATTTTTCCAAAATTCAGCGTATTTATCATGTTTTGGCAAAATTTGCATATAGATGGCGGCATAAAACAACTCCATTATTGATAACAAAAGACGTCTATTTGAACACACTGACAGAAACGGAGCCTCGTATATTTTCTGTTGTGCAAAATAAAAAGAAATATTTGTTCGCATTAACAGATTTAATTAACATTCTGAATACTTCACTTGGAAACAACTTTTTCTTTATCGCGGAACCATTACCTTGTAAAAATCCATATAATAATATACCGTTTAACAAATCAACTTTATATAATATTTATTTTTTTATAAAACGCACCGATTTTGTTATGCCAGCAATGTTTCATCAGTACTTTCTAACAAATTTTAATTTACAACTATACGCAGAACAAAATGACGAGTTGATATTAGAATATGCCATTAAGCAATTTGTTACACATACCGATAATGAAGAGTTGTTTTATGAAATAACAACTATGCTTGATAGTGACCGTTTTGGTAGAAAGATAGAAATCGACCCAGACTTTCCTAAGGAAAAATTAGTTAATATAATGCGCCCGTATTTGGAATTGTATTATAAGGGTTCTTATTCAATTAATGCAATAAAACGCTCGCTTTATACCAAAGAATATTATAAAAAAATAAAATTATTCCATTCACATAATAAACAGTTTGGTTTTAAAACGTATATGCGAGTACCAAAAACGAAAAACCTGTTTTCAGGTAAACCATTATTTACTGCATCATTTAATGATAAACATATTATATTTAATTCAGAACAAAAAGATGATTTTTATACAAGTCATCTTCATTATAATTGTACGGATAATCATGCCGAATGATTCGTACCCACATAAGTATTTTCTGGACCTCTTTTACGTCTTGATATGATAGGTTTTGATTTTATCTTTTTGGTTTTATTTGTTTTATTTTTTGATGACGTGCTTTTGTATTTAGATAACAGCTGTTTTAATGTAACTGGTCCTTTAGAAGGGACTGCTACTTGTCGTTCTTCTTCTTCTTGGATTTCCTGAGGATATTTTGCTTCATGAAACGTACGACTTAAGTCCTCTATTGATTCATATAAATAATCAATACAATTATCTAGCGATGGATTATCATATGATTCGAACATGTCTTCTATTATTTTTTCATCTAGCCAATGGCTCGTTTTATAATACCCATCAAAAATAAAGGGCATCTGATAAAGTAAATTACAATAGCGTGCTATTTCGTTTTGTAGTTCATGCTGAACAACGTTCCCTTTTTCGGGAATAATATTTATAAAGCCCGTGTCGTCACGAAAATTAGTAAATTTGCGATGACCACTTGCATAATCAACAAATTCGGTATATCGATAATCAGCCAAATCAATAGACATCGGTAGATTTCCATAATCCTTAAAACAACGTTTATCAAAAAGAGTAGTATTTTTAATAAAACCCATTTTTGAATAAGCAAAAAAACCAGCTACATTTCTATATCCACCAGCAAGCTCTAATAAACCATAACGCTGTCCTATTTTTTTACAGCAGTATAAATAAGCACCCAATAATACAGAACCCCTCGGTTTGTCTTTTATAGAGCGCACGCATATTAAATTTACAGAATATGCATTTGGTAAACGCTGACATTCTCCTTTTTCCACAATAATAAATCCAAGAACGTGATTCATTTTTTTATTGGCAGCGGTTTTTGTATAAGTAAAACCTTCTTTGGCTTTTATATCAAGATAATTTGATTCCACGAGCACTAAGATATCAAATTGACTATTCACTAATCTACGAACTGCATCGATTCCATAAGTACGACCAATTTTTTTTTCGCACACACCTTCGGCCATAAGTTCTAATATCGCGTTTGAAATAGTTTCTACTTTTTCAACACTTGGCTGACGGTTTATTTTCTTAGTTAAATTACGTTCACTCATTCGAATTTTTGGTGGGCTGTACCACTTGACGAATTCGTCGTGATTTAATAATACGCGTCCTTCTAGAGATTTTACTATTTTTTCGTCATAACGATAATTATCTAAATGTTCGCCTATAAATACTTCTTTTTGCATACTATATTACGTATAGAAAAAATTTTTTGGCTTTTTTGACCCACATCCTCTGTTTCTAATGCCGAAAACGGTTTGACTTTTACATTGTTTTTTTTCATAAAAAACAATGTGTAAATGTTTTAATTATGCAGTTACATATGTATTAAAATTTTTTGACGAAGTAGTAATAGTCGTTATTAAAAACTGTTTTTGCTTTTATACTCCTGCTCATTTTTGCAGCGCTTATTTTTTCCGATTCGGCAGCCTTTGCTATGGTTTCCCATTTAGCCAACAAAATGTCTCCTATCAGAGTTATAACCACCCCATTTTTTGTTAACATTATCTGAAATATCTTCTTCAGGTTTCGACCTGAGCAAGATTTTGTAATCTATTTCAGGTTTAAAATGTTTATCTATTAAATCTTTTGCCGTGGCTTTACACCTTTTCTCATTAAAAACGCCCGTTATAAATAAAAAATTAATTATGAACATGAATAACCAATTTAATAATAATTAAAATTACAATTTTAATACTTTATACATCGACCAAAAACATATTTATATATGAAACGCCAACAAGAGCCAATTATAATTTTCTAGATAGATATATATGAAAAAAACAATAAAAGTGCGTTCTCAAAAAAGAAGAACATTAAGGAATAAAACGACAATCAAAAGAGGCGGAGGTAATAAACACTTAGAGAAGTATTTGAATACTTTAAAAAACTTTACTGAGTCCAAGAACAAGAAAGAAAATATTAAGATGAATATTTCAATATACAAAGTATTATTGAAACCATCAACACCAAAATCGAAATCAAGGTCTAGGTCTAGGTCTAGGTC